GAAACTATGCATCAGCAGCTGATGCAAGAATTAGAGCATATTTAGCAGCCAATGGTAACATTGTTGGTTATATTATGATAGGTCCTTTAGTACATTATATTAATTTAAATGCAGAGAATTATGTTACTCCTGGAGAATGGAATCATATTATATATCATATTGACAGAGATGGAAGTTTTGCAACATTTTTTAATGGAGTTATGCAAACAAGCGGTGACCTAACTGCAGCAGACGGATCATCATTCTCAGGTGGCAGTGATTTATGTATTGGCAAGTATGGAGTTCAACACGCGACTGCATCTTTACCCGCATCAATAGATGAATTTGGATTATGGGAAAGATTGTTAACACAGGAAGAGAAAGAAGAGTTATATAACAGTGGTAGTGGATTAACATATCCGTTTGTTTAAAACATTATAACATTTATTTTAAAAACTTTATAATAATTAAATTATATAACTTTAAAATAGTATATAAATGAACCGAAATTTATGTAAAAAAGTTATATTTGAAGGCGGTACAACTATTCCATTATTAATTGATCCTAAATATTCAAAGGGTCTTGGTTTAATGAATCCTTCGATATTCATAGATAATAATACTCGAATTTTACTTAATTTAAGAAATATAAATTATACTCTCTATCATTGTGAGGGCCAACAACTTTTTAATAATAGATGGGGGCCACTTTCTTATATTCATCCTGAAAATGATATGCATTTAAGAACTTTTAATTTTATGTGTGAATTAGATATAAATTCACTTGAAATTAAGAATTATTGTTTAACCGATACATCAGCATTTGATAAGCCTCCATTGTGGGATTTTGCAGGATTAGAAGATGCTCGTTTAGTTAATTGGAATAATAAACTTTATCAATGTGGAGTTAGAAGAGATACAACACCCAATGGAATAGGAAGAATGGAACTTTCAGAAATTGTAGAAAAAGATTTTTCAGAACTAAAAGAAAATGAATGCAAATGGAAAGAAGTTTCTAGAATAAGAATTGATCCTCCGGGTTCTCCCACTTATTGTGAAAAGAATTGGATGCCTATATTAGATATGCCATATCATTTTGTTAAATGGACAAATCCAACAGAAATTGTTAAGGTTAATATATTAACTGGAACATCACAACAAGTATTTTTAGGAAAAAGTCATATTGAAGGAGTATCTGATTTTCGAGGAGGCTCTCAAGTAATTAATTGGAAAAAATATAGAATTTGTGTTCTTCATGAAGTTAAATTATTTAATAATAAATTGTCACAAAAAGACGCAAGATATATGCATCGGTTTATAATTTGGGATAAAGATTGGAACATAATTAAAATATCTAAACCATTTTCTTTTATGGATGGAGAAATTGAATTTGCGTGTGGAATGACTATATATAAAAAAGATCTTTTAATTACGTTTGGTTTTCAAGATAATGCAGCATATTTATTAAGAATTCCGAATCATATGATTGAAGAAATTATCGGACTTAAAGATAATGTATAATATGAATTTAAATACAGCTTTATATAATTATTTAATGGATCCAAAAAATCCTTTATATAATTTTACACTTGGAAAAGTTTATGAAGACATTGGTCATACAGCTGCTGCTGCTTCATTTTATATTAGAACTGGAGAATTTGCTACAGAATTTGAAGATAATGAATTATTAACTTATGAAGCTCTTCTGAGATTAGCGCTTTGTTTTGAGCATCAAAGTTCTCGAGTTTTTACAGTAAAAGGAACACTTTTACGAGCAATATCTTTGATGCCAGAAAGACCAGAAGCATATTTTTTATTGTCAAGAATGCACGAAATGTGTAAAGAATGGCAAGAAAGTTACACATTTGCGATATTGGGAGAAAATCTTAAAGAACACGAGCCAAAAGAAAAACTTATAACAAATGTAGAATATCCAGGAAAATATGGATTTACATTTGAACGAGCAGTAACTGCTTGGTGGATAGGACTTTGGGATGAATCTCTATATTTATTTAGAGAACTCGATAAAAATCCCGATATGAAATGGAATTATATAACATTGGTTAAAAATAATTTAAATAATATTGGAAACAATATATTTAAAGAACCGATTCTTTATTATGATTTATATTATGAACATTTAAAAGTTAAATTTCCAGGAGCCATAAATATTAAACAAAATTATTCACAGTGTTATCAAGATATGTTTGTTTTAACTATGTTAAATGGAAAACAAAATGGGAAGTTTTTAGAAATTGGGTGCGGAAGACCTTTTTATGGAAATAATACAGCTTTGTTAGAAAAAGAATTTAAATGGACTGGAATTTCTATAGATATTGATAAAAATGTTATTGATGAATTTTCTAAAGTAAGAAGTGCTAAAACTATATGTGCAGATGCAACAAAACTTAATTATGATGAAATTCTTGAAGATGAAAATTATGATTATTTGCAATTAGATTGTGATCCTCCAATTGTTACTTATAACACACTATTAAAAATACCGCTTGAATCTCATAAATTTGCGGTTATAACATTTGAGCATGATCATTATATAGATTATCATTCTGAAATACGAACTAAATCACGCAAATATTTAGAATCATTTGGATATGAATTGGTTGTTGCAAATATAGCGCCCGACAATTATAATTCATTCGAAGACTGGTACGTTCATCTGGATTTAGTTGAAAAAAGTATTATTGAAAAAATGAAAAATATTTCAGATAAATCCAAGAGATCTGATAAATTTATGTTTTCTAGAATATGCTAAAACAATTTTTATTTATATTAAAGAGTTATATTTTATGGATTTGGTTTTATTTATATAAGCCATATAGAGATAAAAGAAAAGAAGAAGCAAATAAAAGAATTAAACTTTGTGAGGAATGTGAGCACTTTAACAATAAACTAAGAATATGTAAATTATGTAAATGTTTTTTGGACGTTAAAACTAAAATGTATTTTCATACAGATAAAAACGGAAAAAGTATCGGCGGATGTAAAATAAAAAAATGGTAAGAGGACTTAAGTCCTCTTTTTGTTTGAATATATAAAATAAAACAAGAATATATGATTGAATGTCCCGATAGTATTACTTCTTTAACCGGTGCAGATCCTACTAAACTTACTGGTACTAGTCCTATAATTAACAATGATACAAAAGGAATAGTTGGTGGTATAGGTACTACAAGTGGAGCAATATTTGATGTAAATAAAATGGTTTCAGCTACTCAAAATTATATAGCAATAAATGCTGTAGTTAATGAAATGTTTGGTTATGAAACAAAATGGTTTAGAGCAGTTCCCCAACAACGCTCGAAGGATGTTATTTTTCAGGAATATACATTATATAATGTTGAAGAATGCCCACTTGATATTAAAGTAATTATTCCTGATGGCACAATGCCTGATAGTAAATATAATTTTGATTTAATGGGATTAGAATATGAGATTCCATTAGAAATGCAAATTGATAAAAAATATTGGGAATCTATAGCAGGATTTGGAACTGGTCCACAGAAAAAAGATATTGTTTATTTTCCAATAGCCAATAAATTATATCAAGTTGAATCTTCTCATATTATAAGAGGATTTATGGAACAAGAAACTGGATGGAAAGTAAATCTTATTAAATATCAGCCAGAAGCTTCAAGAAAAGAAGGCATATATCTTCAAGAAACTGTTGATCAATATACTGTTAGCACGGAAGAAATATTTGGAACAGCCATTGATAATGATGTTGCAAAATTAGTTGATGATACTCAATTTAGTCAATTTAACTCAACATCACAAGATAAATATAAATCGTTTGATGTGTCTTTAAATATCGTTTCAAATTCAATTTCAATGTATGGAACTATAGTTGCACAATCATTCTATGATATGCATGATACAAAATTACACAGTGCAATTACATATACAACTACAGATACTATTATACAAACAGATAATCGTGCAATAACCGCTTGGTTTATGCCTCGTACAATTTCTTCAGTTCATAAAGATTTTAATATTACAAGCATATTACCTATTTCAGATTCATTGGATCCTTCGGTTATGTATGATTATGATGCATCGTTATATAGTAAAGCCAATTATAGTATAAATCTTAGTAGTCCTTCATTACTTTCACAAATTAAAATTGATGATTATGTAACTATATCTCGTCCTGGTGCACTTAATTTATATGCAAAAGTAGTTGCAATATCAGTAAATCCTCTCAAATTTTATTGTATGATTAATGCTTTTGTTTTAGAAGATTTAATTGCAATTAAATCTGATTGGAATGAACAGAAAGGATATAAATTAACTGTAAAGAATCCTATATCAATATTAGATGGAATTAATGATTTTGGAGAACATGTGTTATCGGTAAACGTATTTGCAAATCAATATATTGCTATTAATTATGGGCATACATATTCAAATGATGATGCGTATGTTATAAGATTAGATGAAAAATTAAATGACGATAAATGGTATGGAATCGTAGTTAATATAGGAAATAGTTGGAAACAATATAATATCAATATATGGGAAAAACATGAAACTGATAAAAATGTTAAATTACAGAGTGTATTTTATGAAACAATTAGATTATATCCAGAAGATATTGCAATTGATCATTATTCACTTAATAGATCACCGTCATATCTAACTAATTTAAGGTTATTTAATGAGACTATTGAAGAAGAAAAACAAATTTCAGAACTTCTTTCATATTTTTCTCGAGATGGAGACAAAATTATTATTTCAGACTCAGCTGATCCAAGACTTCGTACTCCTTATATTTCACAACAGCGTTAGTAGTAAATATAAAAAGAAAAAATTAAAAATAGTATAAATAATAAACAAGCACTATAAAACTTAAAAATAATTAAAAAATGCGAACACGAGATGAGAGACATGAACTTGAGAAACTATTAGAAAAATCACCAAAGGAAATTGATAAAAATGTGCCTAAATCTGATGATGTTCCGGAAATATATTCTGAGCCTCGTATAACTGAAGATTTAGATGAATTAAAAAATGTATGTGAAAAAGAAGCCCGTATAATGATAACTAATGCTATTTCATTTATAATACCCGAAGATATGATAGAAACAAATGAATATCTTAAAAATAAACTCGAAATAGATATTATGTCATTAGCGGGAATGATTTATCAATTACGTATTAATCAAATTGTGCAGAAAACTTTAACATTAGAAATAAGTTTAGGTATTTCTCAGGCTCGAATGTTTGAAGTGTTTACTGGAATGTCAAAAACTATAGGCGAACTTAATAAACAACTTATTCAAACTGTAGAAGCAATTAAAGAAACTTATAAAACTTTTAAAGAAGATGTTAAAGAAAAAAGAACTGAAGCTCTTGGCCCATCAACTAATACCAATGGTATATTAACTACACACGGCGGATCTGTTGTTACTAGAGGGACAAAGGAGCTTATTAATAACGTTAAGAGAATTAAAACACAAAATGAAGAAAATATAGTATATCTTGATGATTCAAAATTGATTCCGGACATTACCATAGAACCTAATACTTAAATTTCATGGGAGCTCCAATTGTATGGAATAGTGTACTTGTTCAACAAACATTGGACAAATTGCGTATGGGATTGCAAGTTAATATGTCATGTTTTCATGAAAGTGACATAGAGTTAAAATCTGCTAATTTGTTATATCAATTAACTCCAGAAGAAATAGATGAATTTCATAAATGTTCAAACGGTATAATTTATTTCGTAGAAAAATATTGTAGGTTTTTAACTGATGCGGGAAGAAAAACAGTTAAATTAAGAGATTATCAAAAACAAATATTAGAAACATTATCAAAAGAAAAATATAGTGAAAAACTAGAAGAGCTAATTCCTGTTATTAGAAACTTCATAATGATGCAGTCACGCCAGTCGGGAAAATGTTTTTTTAATGGAACAATTTTACTCATGTATCCATCGGGAGATTTATATAAAGTGCCGATTAATATATTTTATTATATGATTAAAGGCAAACTGACGTTTATAGAAAAAATAAAAGTTAAATTAATGTTAATTTATAATAAACTTTAAAATTTTTACCAGTTTGTCATCTTTGCATAAATTTTAATGAATATATAAAATAAAAATATGGATAAAGAAAATAAAATTGAAGGAACTGATTATGTAGTATGCAAACTTTGTAATAAAAAAATGGAAGCGATTCAGGGCAGACATTTAACATGCACCCATGGAATAAATTCAAAAGAATATAAAAAAATGTTTCCTGGTGCTAAAATGTTACCTGATAATTATAAAGGAGGCTTTCGTCAATCCCAAGGTAAACATATGAAAGAAGAAAAATATCGAAAAATGTTTTCAGAAAAATTCAGTGGACAAAATAATATAAATTCTAAAAGTAATACAACTGAAGAACAAAGAAAAGAAAGATCTCCTTTTGCAAAAGAATTTTATACCAAAAGAGGCTTGACAGAAGAAGATAGAAAACATTTTAATGTAAATGTAGCTAAAAACCGTATATATACAACGCAATTACAATACTATCTAGAAAAAGGTTTTTCAGAGGAAACTTCAAAAATAATGCTTAAAGAACGTCAAGCTACTGGAAGATTAGATAAATTTATTAAAAGATATGGTGAAGAAGAAGGATTTAAAAAATGGAAAGAAAGACAAGAAAAATGGTTAAATAATTTCCCAAAAAACAATTATTCATTAATATCTCAAAAATTATTTAAAAAAATATATGAAAATATCCAGAATGATTTTAAACATATATTTTTTGCTACAATTATAGATAATAATAAAAATAATGAAAAACGTTTAGTTTTAAAGAATCGAGTTGTTTTACCAGATTTCTTTATTGAAGATGTTAAAAAAATTATTGAATTTGACGGCATTTATTGGCATAAAAAAAATCCAGAAAATAAAAAAAGAGAAAATCAAAGAGACAATTCTATAAAAGAATTAGGTTATAGTGTATTACATGTACGTGAAGACGATTATCACACAAATCCCGAAAAAACAATAAAAAAATGTCTAAATTTTATATATGCGTAAATTTTTAAAATATATTATATTATTTTTAATTCAACTTATTGAAAAATGGGAGTATAAAAATTTGTCATTAAATGAAGATGACATAAATAAAAAAATTATTGATAGTATAAATGTAAATAAAATAAAAATTTATACTCCACAAGGTTTTAAAAATATAACACAAGTTCATAAAACACAGCCTTATATGCTATGGAAAATTAAAACAGAAAACGGTTTAACACTAGAAGCAGCAGATAATCATATAATATTTGATAGTAATGATAATGAAATTTTTATAAAAGATTTGCACAAAGGGGATCTGATACAAACAAAAAATGGGTTAGATAAAGTAATTTCAATTAAAAAATATTCATTTAAAGTTTCTATGTATGATGTGACAGTTGACAGCAAAGAACACACGTTTTATTCTAATGATATTATTTCTCATAATACTACAACTATTGCTGCATTTTTCTCTTGGTATCTTTGTTTTCATAATGATAGAAACTTGGCAATTCTAGCAAATAAACAAGATACTGCTTTTGAAATTGTCAATAAAGTTAAAGACGTTTTCAAAGGCCTTCCGTTCTTTTTAAAACCGGGTATTATTTCTATCGGAGCAGGAGCTATGAGACTTGATAATGGCTGTTTTCTTACATCTCAGGCG